TTGACGAGGCTGATTATTTAAGCCCAAACGCACAAGCCGCGCTACGTGGTGTAATGGAAGAGTATCACACAACTGCACGTTTTATTTTAACATGTAACTATCCTAATAGGATTATTCCTGCACTACACAGTCGTTGTCAAGGATTTCACATTGCTAAAATTGATCAAACAGAGTTTACTGCACGAGTAGCTGAGATCCTTATTACTGAAGGTATTACGCCAGACTTAGACACGCTTGACACTTATGTTAAAGCAACGTATCCTGACTTGCGCAAGTGTATTAACACTGTACAAATGAATAGCACAGACGGTAGTTTACTACGCCCAAATGAAGGCGACACAGGTGAAGCTGACTGGAAACTTGATATGGTTGAGCTGTTTAAAGCAGGCAAAATTGCAGAAGCACGTAAGCTATTGTGCGGAGCAGTTCGTCCAGAAGAAATGGAAGAGATCTATCGCTGGCTTTATGACAACATTGAACTGTTTGGTGATGACGCACAACAAGATACAGCAGTATTAACTATTAAACAAGGTCTAGTTGATCATACACTAGTAGCAGACCCTGAGATTAACTTAGCGGCAACATTAATTAGATTGGCAAGAATTTAATGGAAATTACTTTTCAAAAAGATGGATTTATAGGAATTTTTGATAACGTATTTGAAAAAGAATACTTAGACGATATTGTTAAATTTTTTAATAAGAAAGATGAATTTAACTTCGTTGAACATACTTCTAAACGAAATGCAAAAAAACATGATAGAGATATGGACGAACTATATCTTGGTGATGCACAAACAATACATAAAGTTCCTGAAATGTTTACACATCACTTTTATTCAAGACTTTGGGATGATATTATGCCTGTATACAAGAAAGAATTTAGTGTACTATCTACAATAGATCTACAGGGTGAACAATTAAAAATGAAAAGGGTTAAACCCGGCGGGGGGTTTCATGCGTGGCATTACGAAAGCACAGGCAAAGAAACAGCAAGACAACTTGTAGTGCAACTTTATATAAATGATATTGACGAAGCAGGCGAAACTGAATTTTTATATCAAAATAAAAGAATCGCTCCAAAACGTAATAGAATGTTAATATGGCCAGCTGATTGGACTCATACTCATAGAGGTAATCCGCCCATAGGCGACAAAGATAAGTATATTTTAACAACTTGGTTAGAAGAAAAACTTAAAGGAAATTAATAAGAATGACATACTTAGTAGTAGACAACTGCATTAAATGTAAACATATGGACTGTGTAGAAGTTTGCCCAGTAGATTGTTTTTACGAAGGCGAAAACATGCTTGTAATTAATCCAGACGAATGTATTGATTGCGGAGTGTGCGAGCCTGAATGCCCAGCAAATGCTATTGTTACTGACTCTTCACTTAGAGACCAACCGGATGAATTAGCAAAGTGGATGGGCATTAATACTACGTACTCTGAACAATGGCCTGTAATAACTACTGTTACTGAAAACAGACCTAGCGCGGAAGAACGCGAACAATGGGATGGTGTCCCTAATAAGTACGAAGATCACTTTTCAGAAACTGCAGGCAAAGGTGATGAATAAAAGACGCAGTCTAGAAGAGTTAGATGATGTGATAGACGAAATACTTACTCAGGCTCCGACAGAGTGGTTTGAAGAAATTGACAAAATAATTAAGGAACAAAAAGATGACAACAAAATTAGTAAGCTACAGCAAAGCAACACCTGAGTTTGAAGCAGAAGGGTTAACAGACGTACAAGAGCTAATTGCATTTTGTGCAAAAGTTAGTAACCCTACAGCACAAATTAATTCAGAAACAAGTGAACGTTTAATTAAGTATTTGATTAAACATCAACATTGGTCACCTTTAGAGATGGTTAATGCTACAATTGAAATTAACACAACACGCGACATTGCACATCAAATTGTCCGTCATCGTAGTTTTGCTTTCCAAGAGTTTAGTCAGCGGTATGCAGATCCTAAAGAAATGGGCGAAGTGTTTATTACCAGCGAAGCACGTTTACAAGACACTAAGAACAGACAGAACTCAATTGACGTTAACATGGCCGATGAAGGTATGGCTGAGCTAATTGTTAAATGGGAAGAAATGCAACAAGACGTTATCTATACAGCAGGTCGTGCATATGACTGGGCTATTAATAATGGCATTGCTAAAGAAGTAGCACGTAAAGTGTTACCAGAAGGCCTTACTAAGACAAGGTTATATATGAATGGTACATTACGTAGTTGGGTACACTACATCGAATTGCGTAGTGCTAATGGCACACAAAAGGAACATATGGATGTTGCTGTTGCATGTGCGGCAGTAATAGCAGAAATATTTCCGCTAATCAAAGAGCTGTAACAAAAACCTGTGTACTACAATTTAACATGTAGTACACAGGTGTACTACTTACTCGTCGCCGTAAACTTCTAAGACTTCCTTAACAGCTTCGTGACGTTCGATGTCTCCTCGTTCGAATTGGACTACATCCAAATGTTTAGATTCGCTGTTTCTTAACAGTCTAGTGAAATCTATCAATCCGTTATCTTCTCGTCTATCAGCTTGATTAAGATCGCCTGTAACAGCCATCATAGATCCTTCGCCTAAACGTGTTAATAACATTTTCATTTGGTTTGGGGTTGCATTTTGCATTTCATCTGCCAGTATAAAGCTCTGCTTAAAAGTTCTACCACGCATATATGCTAATGGTGAAATTTCAATTACGCCTTCACTAATCATACCTTCGATTTCTCGTGCGTTGAAGTATTCACGCAAAACGTCAAAGATCGGTCTTGTCCATGGAGCCATTTTTTCCTCCAAAGTACCAGGTAAATGACCTAAGTCTTCGTCCACTGATACAGCCGGTCTAGTCACAATAATCTTATCGACCTTTCCTTCTTTGAATAGTTTAACAGCAACCTGCACGGCCAACAGGGTTTTACCTGTTCCTGCCGGCCCTACGCCAAAGACTATATCTTTCTTAGGGTCTAACAGTGTAAGCACGTATTGCTCTTGATTTCTATTTCGGGGAAGTATTGCGACTTGTTTTTCTTTTTGAGTAAAGTTCTTCATCTCAACAACGTTGTTGTTGAAGTTGTTGTTGGACTGCTTTCGGCCATTTGATGACTTGTTAGCAGTTTTTCTTTTAGCGCCCATTAAGTGTCCTCCTGTGCGTTAATGGAGTAAAACAATTGTTGCTTTAAGTAGTAAAGCATTGCCTTACACTTTTACTTATCATCTGTGTACAAGAGAAAAAAGATATGTTAACTTTTAGATCATGATAAATAAGTATATAAGATAGGAACTAAAATATGCAAGACGTTTATGATTTAGTAAGAAACATAGAAGGTGTCTATGAAAGTAATACAGCTTTCCAGGTACTAAAAGACTTTGAACGTGTGATCGACGAGTTGGATATCTATGTATATAAGAATTGGGAAAGTGGCGAATTAGCTAAAGGACCAGTTATCGATAGACATTGGATTACTTGTACATTTATGTGGCCTAAAGGAAAGATGCCTGACCCAATGGGCGGCAAGCGTTTAACTGATTACGATTGTAAAGTAAAGTACCAAGAAACTTATGTAGTTGTTCCCCGTATGATACGTAAACCGGGTGATATGCGACCTGGAACTAAGAAAGGCAAACTTGATAAGAAGTCTATTTGGTTAGTAGAAATACAAATGCCAAAGTCGTTAGTTATGGACATTTATTCAGGTTATAAAGATATGGTAGATTTTGAAACTGAGCCAGCAGTTGATGCATCAGCACAAGGTGAAACTGAAATGCAACCAGCAGATCAAGCAATGGCGGATGCTCCAGATGAAGTGGCCGCAGGGATGGCAGTATAATGGGTTTACGCATAGGTGATTTACGTGACATGGTTTACAAGGTATTAGAAATTGATTCCTTTGCAAGTAAAATGGGCGATGACAAAGACGTTGTTACACTTAGTTTTAGTATAAGAGAGAAAGCGGCTGCCGAAGACTTAATGGGATTTATTGAAAAAGGTTATGAGTTTGTATTAGATGCAGACATTACTCCTGGTGAACAATCCGACGGTACATATAAAGTGTTTGTTGAAATGGAACGTGGTAGAAAAATACACGATCAAATAATGGAAGTAATGGACGGTGTAAGCAAACTTGCTGACAGGAATGATTGGCGATTCCGTTATTATAAGAATTGGAAATCAACAAAGTTAACTCTAACAGGATTAGAAGAACTAGTACCTAACGATCCAGCGGCTTATGGCCAAGGCATAAGCGAAAGTAATTTAGACAATTACAAAAACTTCTTTAGTAGAGGGTTTGTAGACGATATTACTTTGTTAGAAAATACATTAACTATAACTAAGAAATGGTGTGCTCCTGTACATTTTGAATTCCTTGCTTTTGGTGACACACAGCCATTAATAGAATCAATTAAAGATAAAATTAACGTAAACGACTTTTCAGAAATCATATTCTTATGTAAGTACGTCGGTGACTATAATATTACAAAGTTTGGCGACAAACTAACATTTGAAAATTCCGGAAAGGCACTTCTACTAAAACGTATAGTATAAGTAACTGTAAGTCAGT